CTCAATCAATAGGGTATCGTTTTATACTTTCGGTAATTTTAGTGAGCGTAAGTTTCCGTATCCGTTAGTGGCTGAATATGACTTTGCGGAACGATGGTATCGTCGTGGCGGTGTAAAAGCAGTGTATAAAAACGGACCATTAAAACGGCCAGAAAATTACATAAGTTCTCACGATTAAAAAATTGAGACTAAACCATTTGAATAAAGATAAGCCATAAAATGGTAAGCGTACAATATGCCTCGGATCTTCACTTAGACCATCTCTCTCCAAATAAACCGTATTGGGAAATTATCACACCTTCAGCACCGATTCTCGTCCTAGCAGGTGACATCGCCTCAGTTTGGTCTCCAAATTACGGCGATTTCCTCGTTTGGTGTTCAATCAACTGGAACTATGTAATTCTCGTCGCAGGAAATCACGAATTTATATGCGAACCGAACCAAGCCCATAGCCGTCAGGATACAGAACTTATTCTTAAGAAGTTGAGCGCTGTACTTTACAACGTTCATTATCTTCAAGCGGGCCAAGCGTACAAGATTCCAGACACAAATATTGTATTTATCGGCGCAACTCTCTACTCCGATATTGACCCAGAAATTTACGATGAAATTCTTGTAAAGGGCGATTTTACCAGGACATTTATTGAACGGAATAATATTCTCTGCCGAACAGCACCCAGCCACTTGGTAAAAACGCACAAACGTCACCGTCAAGCACTGGCCGATGCGATTCGTTCTGTACCACGCAATCATAAAGTGGTTGTAGTGACCCATTATCTTCCTAGTTATCGTTTACTAGAACCAGAGTTTCAAGACGACCGTTGGCGTTCCTGCTACGCCTCAAAAGATGATGACCTCTTTCGCACACCAGTAAAAGTATGGGTCTGCGGTCATAGTCATCGTAGCGTAACTATCCGTGCCAATCATAATATTCTACTCGCTATGAATGCTCGTGGATACAAAGAGTGGGAAGTGAATCGTAAAGTAGATGTTTATCAACCGTCGGCAGTATTTAATTTATAAGCACGTTGTAAGATGTCGTCAGTCGCCCAGGCAGAGGCAGCGTATAAAGCCGCTGAGGAAAAGGCGGCAAAAGCACGTCAACATGTAGTTGCCCTTCGTTTTTTGACTCGTGGTGTAAATAACAGTCTGTATTAAAAGGAAATGGTAGAACGGAATATTAAAAAGATGTTTAATGCTGAAAACGCAGCGAGAAAAGCAAAGCGTACTTTACGAAATACTAGACTTAAGAATGAACCATCAAACAATCATCCAGTTGTTATATTACCTCATAACAACCTTTGGATAAATTACGTTGAAGAGGAGATTTCGCCTAGCAGACGTAAACCGGCCAGAAAAACTCGTCGCCATAAATCACGTAAAATTTGATAGTTGTAAGTTTGAACACAGCGACAATCAATAATGAAGACCGCAAATTTGACTAAAAATTTCAAACTTCAATACGCAAGCAATCTATTTGTGACCAGTCACGAAAAACCGTTATTTCCTCTGTTTTTACAGCCCTCTGCGCCTAATTTAGCACTTGTTGGAAACGTAGGAAATCCAAGAAGTCCTTTCTTCAGTAGTTTCTTCGCTTGGGCTTCTTCGCGTTGGGATTCAATAATTTACGTTCCCGGCCCAGAAGAACAAAGTGAAACATACAATCCGTGTGAAATTTTAAAATTTCATCAAAATGTATTTGTTTTGAATAAACAAAATCCGTTTTATATTCACGAACCTCTAAAATTGGCATTATGGACACCTACTGAGTCAAGTCTATATAGTAAATTGTATGTATTCACCTATGACCAAGAACATAATCGCACATTTCTAGAACATCACGGAACAATTTATAGTCATGGGATTAATGGAATAAACAAAAAAATACATATAAATTCTCGTGGTAATCAAGAACATCCTGAAATTGGATTTGATACACAAGCAACCATGAATTTTCCAGTCAAAAAATATCATTAATATGTATAAATGTCTTCCAAAAAGTACAATGCTACCGCCAAGGGTGTTATGAAGTGGGCTGCGCACGAACTTGAGCATGTCGGTAGAATCGCATCCATTGAAGACCCAGATATTCAGTATTCTTACGCCCAGAGCACTGTCAATGGTATGCTTCATTTACGAGATGCGTTATTTGAATTGGTCAATGATCCAAATTACGAAACACACAAGGTAGATTTACTCAAGACCCACGACCAAGTAGTTCGCGTTATCAAACATTTGATTAAGGATTACAATGTCAATCTTGAGGAAATCAAGACCTTCAACACACATCACGTATTAGGTAATCTCTCATACCTTTCAAATACACCGGCCGTCGGTGGTCGTCGTCGTCGCAGCACCCGTAAGAATCGCCGACACTAAATTAGAATGGAACTCGCCGATTTTGTGTCGCTGACCGGCGTTGCCACAATCGCACTTCCACTCATTGGTGCTATTGTATCCTCAAAGAATACAATAGACTATATAATTGTCATTATTGTATTGTTCGTCTTGGTACTAGGTTCAAAAACATTAAAGCAGGTTATCAAGGACCCGAGACCAGCAGGTGCTATGAATTGTAATATAATGAATGGCGGTGGATCGGCAGCTGGTGAATACGGTATGCCCTCTGAGCATATGGCCGTCAGTTCATTTATGATTTTTTCTACGCTTTTAATCGGTACAAAAAATCCCATTTTTTGGAGTTTAGGAATAGCTTGGTTGTCAGCGATTGGCTGGGCACGTTATGCTAAACATTGCCATTCGCTGGCGCAGGTATTAGGAGGGACAATTTACGGTACAGGTGCCGCATTACTACTCAACTACATAATTAAGCAGTAGGGCACCGCGTAAATGTTCCATTTACGCAGTAGGGAATGAAGGATCCATGAGGATACCGCACTGACCGGCACCACCATTGTATACCTTGCCCTTACCGAGAAGAATGTAACCGTTCATACCCCAGTCAGCACCCCAAGAGTTCTTGACCTTCCAGAATTCGTTGCCTGAAGCGGAGTCAGTACCGTAACCGACGGCGAGAACACCGTGGTCAAGTTGTGTACCACAGGCAGCAGTCATAACACCACCGGCATAAAGCTGGAATGAGCTCTGGTCAGCTTCTACAGCGACTGAGACTGGTTGCTGAGCAATAGCGGCTTCAAGTGCGGCTTCACTGTTTGTAGCGACATCGGTATACGACTTGATAGTAGCAACGACCTGTTTAGCCTTAGCAGCTGAGCAAGTACCATCAACAGCAGTGTATGGGTAGTTCGCTTCTGTGGTGAGACCCTTGTTAGAGATGATGTATTCAAAAGCGGAGTCCATGAGACCACCGTTGCAGCCCTGGTTACCAAATGAGGAGGAGCAGTCTACGAGTTGCTGTTCGGAGAGAGAGACGAGTGTTCCGTTAGAGAGAAACCAGGCACCTTCAACTGAACCAGTTGTAGAGAAGGCCCAGCAAGAACCGCACTGGCCCTGGTTCTTGACTGGGGTTACAGCGCCCTTGGTGGTCCAATCAACAGATGATGGAGCAGCAGATGTAGGCATATCAAAACTACGGTGAGGGAAAGAGCGACGGAAAGCGGTGTATGTACCGAAACCACCGCTGATATACTTAGAGGCGAATTCTTCGGCAGTAAGGTCAGCGAACTTATTCATTTCCATAGTCCAGGAGTGTCCTGCGGCATTGTGTTCCATTACTTTGTTAAAATTTGCGTTCCAGACATTTTCACGGTGTTCCATTTCGTCTACACTTTCGTAAGTGCGGTTGTAGGAGCGAGCCCAATCGGCAAAAGGGGAGGCAGCGACGACAGCGAGCAAAGAGAGAAACGCTAACATGGTATGTATATAACTATAGGTGCGACTTTAAATCCAGACAAATCAATTTTTATCTGCCAATTAATTAGAATGGCAAAAAATACTCGTCGCAACACCAGACGTAAAAATAAACGCACTCGTAAACATCGCCGCGGAGGACAGCGGGCCAATGCCCACACCTGTCCGCCGGGCCAAACTGGCGTAAATTTTAAAAATCACGGGGGTGTATGCGCTCCATTCAATAGTTCATACAACCTCATGATGGGTAAGACATCAAATTAAACCGGCACAATTTGTGCTGAATCTATACGCTCCTCAGGCGGCACATAGCGTAACCCGAGGAACGCAAATATATCTTTCTCGCTTTTCATACCCGGTGGTACGGGAGCAGATGAACCCTTAAGAGGTACCATTGTATGCTCATTGAGAGTATATCCCTTATCACCTGCGTACTTACGGAAAGCGACATTGAATTTATCGGAGCCGGTGAAATACAGTATGGCATACGCGTATTCACTAGGACTGGTGAGAAGTAAATCTAAACGACGGGCTTTTCCAGGCGCTGATGCGGAACCTACACGAACGTAACCCATCCACTTCTTTTCACCGCTCACCAGTTCATCAATGATATAGCCGGATTCTTTGAGTGCCTCTACAAACGTTTGAAAGAGTGCGCTCGCATTCGCAACGGAAGAACTTTTAGGAGTGACGAGCATATCTACATCACCGCTGTTTGGTGCGCCACGACGGTACGAGCCGACTACAACACCTTTGAGTCCTTTGGGCATAAACGCCTGTAAAACATCTTCGTGGACCGTCATTTCCTCACGAGGAATGCGAAGAGTAGCGGTGGCGTGATACTTGAGACCCATCTTTTGTGTGGCGTTGAGGAGTGTTGGGTCAGCCTTTACTGCTTCAATGAGGGCCGCTACACTCTTGATGCCGGCCGCAACCAGTTCGCGCGCCTTTACTGGACCGATGCCATGGACGGTGAGTAATTCATCAACGGCATCAATTGCATATGCGGCCTTAACTCGCTCTGCCGACGCCAAAGAGCCGGTTGCGAGAATCTCTTTAATTTTTTCTTCAATCTTATCGCCGATGCCTTTTACATTGGCGAGGTCATCGTACGACCGAATTGGATGATTAAGTGCTTTAATTTGGTTAATAACCTTTATGTAAGCTAAAGACTTGAACTTGGAAGTCTTATCGCCTTTGGCTGTTTCGCCTTTGCTCATAGTTTCAAGAGCAGAAAGAATGGAGGGGGTATAGTTCATTTTCTAAGATGTGGAAAGGAAGATTTTAAGTTAGTGGAACCGCAAATCCCAAAAACGCATCATAGATTATTCAATTTTTTCACTCGCCGGTTATAGTAGGAGGACGGAATGGACCGTTTTAATCAAGTTTTGGATAAGGCGTTTGCGAACGTCAAAACGAGGGAAAATTATAAAAGTCGCCTGAGGGGTCTAACAAAGTCATTAAATGAGGCGGACCCTCTCATCGTTCTTAAGTCGCCCGATACATACTATCCAAAACTACAAACTCTATATCCGTCGTTTAGCACCCGCAAAAACATGCTTACGCTTATTCTCGTTCTCTATCGCGAAGACGACCAGTTGAAGGCGGAGAATCCAGCGGCCGCTGCGAAATGGAAACAATTCCACGACGACCTTGTTAGAATCCAGGAAGCGAAAGTTCGCCGATCGGAGCCTGAGGCAAAACAGATTGAAAAGTACACCAGTTACGAAGAAATTAACGATAAATACCGTGAATTGAAGGGGAAAACTCCGCACAATACGCTCAAATCCAGCCTTCAATTCTTACTTTTATCCATGTTGGTTCATTTGCGACCAAAGCGTGCCGATTTAGGAGCGGTCAAAATCTATATGGAGGATGATCCACGAAAAACCGATGAAAACTACATAGTTCTACGAAGTGAAGGAACCTCATATTTAGTTATGAACTTATATAAGACAAGTAAGTATTATCAAACGGTTGAGGAGGACTTAACGGATGAACTCACTGCCGATTTGCGTAAATCGTTGGCACGCCATCCTCGCAACTACGTCTTTACAAAAGAGAATGGTGAGCCGATGAGTAATAATACATATTCGGTCTTCGTCAAGAACATTTTTGAACAGTTGTTTGGGCGGGCTACTGGTGTCAGTCTTTTGCGCCACATTTATATTACTGAGAAACTGGACTTTGACGATATGACTCTACAGGAACAGGAGGATGAGGCAAAACTTATGCTTCATACTTCTGGACTTCAGCGACGCTACAAATGGCCGAAAAAGGTTATTTGCCCTAAATTATGCGCTCCCTATATGAAAATAGACGCAACACCGAAAACTAGAAAATTCAAGCGTAAACTTTCTACGAAACGCCCTACGAAGAAGACTCGTCGTTACCGTCAAGATTAGCAATTAATGTATTCATTGCCGTGACGAGGCCTGGGTATTCGTCATAGTCGCCAATTAGCGATAAAACAACGGAGCGAAGAGTCTTGTACTTACGTTCCCATGGGGATACAACGGGGGCAACAGGGCTTCCAGAAATATCGGTAACTTCTACAATTCCATCAACAGGAGTGGTTTCTTCGGTAATAAGTTCATTCTCTTCCGTCACACCAGCAGTGAGACGAGCATTTAAGATATCATCACCGTGCTTCTTAAATGTATCCCAAATAACATCGTGTGCGTTGGAACAATATTCGGTACCGAGATGTTCCAAAACCTGTGCGGTTTTTAGGAGTTTGATAATGGCAGCCTTTGGTTTCGCAAACGAAACACGTGTCTTGAGTTTGAGTGGGAATCCGCGTATCCATTCCAATGGCTCGCGAACAATAAAATCAATATAATTGCGAAGTAAATCTTCATCCTTGTATTTAAATGCTTCATAGACGACACTGAAGTAACGTTCATTGGCACCGAGTAGCGGACCGGCATCTTTCAACAGCATTCTACCAGTTCAAAGAAAACAAAAGTTTAAATCCACAGTAGAGATGTTTAAAATTGCTATTGTAGGTTTAGGACCGGCAGGGATTTTTACGTTAGCATCTCTACCGGAAGAGATATTGCCCGAAACACTAGTATTGGAACGCTCGTGTATAGGTGGAGATATGTCGTCGTTATATGGCGGAGTTATTGCGAATATTACTAAAGAATGGTTTATAAAGACTTTGAAGACAATTCCAAAGTGGGCGGACCAATCGTTTCCAGAATTTGATGCGTATGAAGACAAAGAACCACCAAAACTTGCCGACGTTTGTAAGATACTCAGGCGTTTAATAAAACCAGATATACAAAAGGCGCATCTTCATACAACATCACTTTCAAATCTTATACAAACTGAGGAAGGATGGAGTTTAGTGACACCGAAAGAGACCTATCAGGCGAAAAAAGTCATTTTATGCCTGGGTGCCACACCAAAGACGATGGACCTGCCGCTTCCAACGATTCCACTTCCTATAGCTTTAGCGGTAGACCAACTCACTCACGTTGTCGCACCAACTGACACAATTGTTGTATTTGGTACTTCGCATAGCGGTGTGTTAGTTTTGAAAAACTTAAAACAACTTGGTTGCCGAAATGTTTTTGCCGTTTATCGTGGAAAAGACCCATTTACTATATCTACAAATGAGGCGATGGGGGAAGGTCTAAAATTATCTGGAGCGCTTGTAGCCAACGAAATCAAAAACAATGAATGGGGTGATTTAGTACCAACTCTCATTAATTATGATGATTTTGCGAGAATTTATAGAATCTTGAGCAAAGCCCATGCCGTTATTTACGCCATTGGATTTGAGCCACGAACATTTACTTATACTAACAAAGATGGTACATGTGTTCCACTTACTGATACTACTCCAGGAGTGTATGGATTTGGTATTGGACGACCACGTATTGGTAAAACAGCAGCGGGTGAGATCTTCACCGATATAGGATTTGAAGGGTTTATTAAGGCGATACAGGCGGAGCTTCCTGATATACTTTCATCGTAGATTCAAGCACGTTGACACGATCACGTAGCGAATGAATTTCGGCCAAGCAAAGGGTGACTAACTTAGGATAATCTACGTGAAGGACTCCTTTTTTGTCTTTATCAACACAGCGTGGCTCAATACGCTGGACATCGTCGGCGAAAACACCGATGTCTCGCTGGCCGCTCGCTATCCAAGTAAATTCAAC